GGACTACTTGCTCTACACAGCTTTACCAGCTCTTAACGTAGCATTTGCAGCACTACAACCAATGAACCCAGAGTTCACTATATATGCAATGATGAGTACTAACTTAGCTATTGCTTTATTTAAAGGTGCTACAAAGTTTACCGAAGAGCCTAAAAAATAAATAATGAAACTAAAGGATGTAATTAAGAAGTATGTTACCAAGTCTGCTGTAACGGTAGGGTTGGTTGTACTTTTATGTGCCGGTGGGTACGGCCTATACAACATGAGTTCTAAGCTATCTGCGGTGCGTTCTGAGCTACTTGCGTCTAAATCCTTATATAGTATTATAGAAGCAGAGAAACGTCGCTTAGACTCTCTGGTAGTGGTCTACAAAGGTTCTATTGATTTACGTGATAAAATCATCACTGTGAAGGACGCTGAGATAAGACAACAGAATATAAACATAGATGTACTACGTTACAGGCTTGATGAAGCTCTTGCAGCTAACGCTGTTGTAACACCAGATAGTTCATATAGATACATTAATAAAAGAGTCAAGGCTACCTCAGAACAGGTATATAAGTTTGATACTACACAAGTAAAGAACATACACTATACGTATATAGAACGCGATGGCCTGTTCAGTTTAAATAAGAAGTACGTACTTATAATACAAGATTTATCACTGTCTTCGTCGTTAAAAGATAGCCAAATAACAGACTTAAAAAATCTAAACAACGTATACCTTTCTAAGGGGGATATGTGTAGGAAAGAGAACGAGGCTTATGTGGTTGAGATAGACGGGTTGAACAAGTCTGTGAAACAACAGAAGTTCATGAAGAATGTTGGTATAGGTGCCGCAGTAGGTTTAGTAACCTACATTATAATTAACTTAGTTACAAAATAACAATGATCGAATTCATCACTCTTGGTGGTATAGTTACAGACATTCTTAACGTTGTACGTGGTTCCAAGGTTTCACAAAGTGAGACTATTACACGTAGACAGATAGAGGAGTGGGTAAATCAGTATAGAGCTGTACTACTCAAACAGGATTTAGATAAAGGTAAAGACCCTAACCCTGATTATATACAGGAGATATCTGCATTAAGATTAGAGGTTGTAGACAAAACTGTAGGCTCTGATCTTGCGTCTGAGACTTACTTCTTACGTACAGCGCTTACAATACCAAAGACAATAGACCTCAACTTTAAGTCTGGTCTTATGTATGTAGGTACAATAGACGGTAGGGAGATACAGTTTGTACCAGAGAGTCGAGGTATATGGCAACAGTACAAAAGATTTACATCTGCTGCGTCTGTGGCCTTTCTAAAGAACAAGCGTTTATACCTCAACAGTGTTACACCAATACAGTTTATTACTATTAGAGGCGTGTTCGAAGTTCCTACACAAGCCGGCAATCTAATAAACACAGATGCTGATGTAACTACAATGGGGTATAATGACGCTTATCCTATACCTGCAAACATGGTTCCAGTACTTAAAGAAATGATACTCTCTAAGGAACTAGGTATTATGACACAGCAGCCTAGTGATAACAAGAATGACGGTAATAACGAAGTTAGTTTAAACGCTGCTCGTGTCTAAAAATGCTAATAAGTACCAAGATCCTTACACAGTCCCAGATATGTATAAAGAATATCTGTCGGAGTATCCTGAAGGGTCTATCTACTATCTCTCGTATCAAGACTACAGAGATATAACAACACAGTATTTCAAGCACCTTGCTGACCAGATGGTGCAGAAGTCTTTAACCGTTGCACTACCGTTTAGGTTAGGTGAGCTTTCGGTTACAAAACATAAACCAGTGTACAAGTCGATACGGAACATGTCTATCGATTGGGATCGCTCTAAGGAGATGAAGCAACAAATTAGACAGTTCAATAACCACAGTAACGGTTTTACTTACAGGTTTCACTGGGATAGAAGTAAGTGCATTACACAGAATAAAACAGTTTACCTATTCAACGCTGCAAGGGTTAATAAAAGAGAAGTAGCCCGTTTGGTAAAGACAAGGGAAAACGATTACTTTGAACGTTAGGTATGTCTGCTGGAGTTTACGAAATAAGGAATAGGCTAAACAACCACCGCTATGTTGGTAGTAGCGTAGATATAGCTAAGCGCTTTGGCGAACATTTAAGAATGCTACGCCATGGAAAACATCACTCAGACTACTTACAAAAAGCCTGGGATAAATACGGAGAAGGGCATTTTTCTTTCAGTGTGTTAGAGACATGCCAACCAATAAAAGAAACATTACTATTCTTAGAACAGAAGTACCTAGACCTTAACCCAGAATATAACATTTGTAAGAACGCTAGGAACACTCAAGGTGTAGTATTTTCTGAAGAGCGAAAGAGAAAAATAGGCTGTGCTACAAAACATCGTGTTGTAACTCAAGAAACTAAAGGTAAACTGTCTATTACTTCCCTTAACTCTAAATGGAATAATATACAAAGAAAACCTGTTTTAATGTTCGATTTAAACAATAATATAATAATGGAATTTAACAGTGTGTGTCAAGCTGCTTTATATACAGGACACATAAATCACAGAGTTGGTATTAAAAGAATATTAAGCGGAAAAGGAAATCACGCTTACGGATACAAATGGAAATTTAAAAACTAAGAAAATGATATACAACACAGTATCCATTAAACGTGTGATTGCTAAAGTTCTAACAGATTTAGATCTTAAAGAAGGTAATCATAGAATAACAGATATGATTGAATGGGCTTCTGAAGCTGTGAAGAAGATAGGTGCCTTTCCAACACTCCTTACGAAAGTTACGGGTAAAGGCGATATACCTTTACTAGAAATCGTTAACTATCAAGCCAAGTTACCTTGTGACTTAACAGCAATTAATCAGGTTGCGTACTCTACAACGGAGTCAGGGCCTTTTTATACAATGACATACGGTTCGGGTAGTTTTGATCATACCCCGCCAAGTACAGCTGTAACTACAACTACAGCTACTACAGTTCCTGATAGTGCTGTGGTAGAATATGCAATGGATTTATTTGATAAGAATTATGCAGATGCTTTAGCACACATAAACGCTTATCCTGTGGTTAGAGAAGACATAGAGTCTCTGTTAACTACGACAAGAAGTACTAACGGTACACGTGATTCATATACAGCTAGCGGTGACTACACATACGTGATAGCACCAGGTTATATTAAAACAGCTTTACAGACAGGGTATTTAATGTTATCTTACCAAGCTGTACCTACCGACACTGAAGGATATCCAATGATACCAGACGATGAGTCCTTTGAGGAAGCTATCTACTGGTACATAAACATGAAATTAACCTACCCCGAATGGAAGATGGGTAGAGTCAGAGATGCCGTATACTATGACGCTAAGAGCTCATGGAACTATTACAGGAAGCAGGCTTATGGTAACGCAATGATGCCTAACATAGATCAGTTAGAGTCAATTAAGAATGCGTGGATTAGGCTGGTACCTGAAATACACGAGCATGGCAATGCTTTTGCTACGCTTAACCAGAGACAAATGATATATAACCAGAACAAGTAATGGCTAATCTTTCAGCTATACGTACCTTCACAAAAGGTATGGTCAAGGACCTTGACAAGTCCTATGTGCCTAAGGAACAGTACTTGGAGGCTAGTAACTTCCGTTTAACTACAAGCGCAGGCGAATCAACAGGCGCACTTGAGAACATTGATGGTAACAACCTCATGTACAACGGCAGCCCTATTAACGTAAATGAGATTATGCCTAACGGTATGTACATTTGTGGTGGGGTCAATGTTAGAGAAACAATTGTATTATTCTTAACTGACAATATTAACACAACACCCTCCGGGGGTAGGAGCATGATTGTTAAGTTCAGTGTTAACACTACAACTGAGAAGATAGGCACAGTTACTACGTTGTATGACGATTCTTTAAATGGCACAAGCGGTACACTAAACTTCAGTGTAGCAAATCCTATCAAGGCTGTGGCCTCATACGAGTCTCCTTCTATACAGAAGGTGTATTGGACTGATGGTTACAACAAGGTTAGATTTTGTAATATTATGAGTTACCTTACCAGTGATGGTACTGTGTACACAGGTGTTAACACATACATGCCTACAGACAAGTTAGAATTCATATCTGAGTTTACACCTTCCAAACCAACAATAACAAACATATTATCAGGTAGCATACCAACAGGTAAAGTACAATATGCGTATCAACTGTATATTCTAAATGGTAGTTCAACATCCTTTTCACCTGTAAGCGACCTTGTACATTTAACTACTTCAGATCCGTTAGTATCAAGTAGTACTGACTATCGTGGTGACGTGGAGAGTACGAACTCTAATAAAGGGTTAGAAGTTCAGGTTGTAGTAAACGATACTGGATACAACAGATTACGTTTAGTACGCATACTTTACACTAATTACGGTACAATACCAACTATAGACGTTGTTTCAGAAATGTCAATACCAACTGCTGGTGGTACGTACAAAATTACTGATACGGGTAATTCCATAGCTAATTTAACAATAGACGAGTTTAACATAGCTGCTGGAGAAGCCTTCGTATGCGAAGACCTGGAGGTAAAAGATAAAAGACTGTTTGCTGCTAATATAGAAAAGACTTCGTTTGTACTAGAGGATTACGATGCTAGGGCTGTACGATTTAGGAAGTGGAACACAACAGTAGTTAATAGCTACACTGGTGTAACCACAAGTAATATACCAGTAATAGAAGACACAGTATCTGGATGTACTTGCTCTGTTAATTCAGGTGGTTCAGATTTTAATACTGTTATATTTACTGTAACAGGCTTTGATTCAACGTACGCTTCGGGCAGAGATGTAACTAGTGTTACAGGTATAGCAATATCAGGAGAGTCTGGGGAGGCTTTATCAGGACAATACTATCAAACTACAGGTCCTACATACGATCAAGACTTTACCGTAGCAACAAACGACTTTACAGCTAGTGTTATAAGTTATAATGCGGCTTTGGGCGGTACAGTGGTGTTCCACGTTAACAAGACAAGCGCTGATATATTTACCGACTTTGGTGGGTTAGAAACAACAGCAGCACCTCCAGGACAATCCGAGACAGACGTAAACACGCGGACATTTAACGTGGTATTTACATATAGTTGGGATGACACTGTAGTAACAGCGCATAGCCAAGCTGATGTATATGATACAAACGATAGTTTAGTCACACCAGTAGAGATTACAAACCCTGCTACAGACACACTGACTGACTGGGACACAGCAGGTTGGGCTGACTATGTAGAAACTCACGATGGTATAAACAAGTTCAACGATTCAGATAACGATGGTGACACGTCTTATGAGTTTAAATATCAGTCATTAACTAACGTACTCGGTGCAGAAGGTCCTAACATTAAGGTAGATTTTGCAGATGCATTACTCGAACTAGATAATGGTGGTGTAAACTGGTCACATTCAGTGTCACCATGGTCTGACGACAGTTATGCTAACCCTACTTTTGAGGGTAAGCTTAGTTGGCAACGAGACGAGACTTATAGGTTATTTATAACATTTTATAATGGTATAGGACAGTCTTCCGCACCACAATGGGTATGTGACCTACGGATGCCTAGTCTACACGATAATGATTTTACAAATAGTAGTAGTACCACTGTACATCCTGATACACTAGCCTTCGGTACAACAACAACAAACAGTTACAGATTGTATCCCAGAGTGTATGTAAAGAATTTCCCAACAGATGCCGTATACGCACAAGTATCTAGAGTGAAACGGGACGAGGATGATAAAAACATACTAACACAAGCCTTTGTTGTGCCAACAGTACAGATAGGTGGTTTAACAGAGCACGGTCCTGGAATGGCCGAGACTAATAACTCAACTACAGCCGGTGTAGAGTTAGTAAAACTAATGTCTCCAGAAATTAATACTGGTAGGAGCATACCTTTTACAAGCGGGGATTACATGGATTATATTGGGGATTATGACACCAACGAAGTTGTCACAGAGGGGCTTAGGGCAAGGTTTCATAAGTTAAGAGAGTTTACTAAAACCTCTTACACAGTAAATAATCTTACTGACATTGATGACACTTTGATTATACCAGCAGTTCCAACAGGTACTATAAATTATACTTCTATAGGGGGTACGGGGTATCAGAACTATAGCAGGATACTTTCTGGTATTGATAGTGACAATACTGGTCGTGGATCAACAGGGTTATTAGTAAACTACAGTAATCAATCCTGGAATGTTGAGGGAAATAACTATTGTATAACAAATTACAAACACAACAGATTTGGCAGTCAGTACGGAGGGTACACTTATGAATCTAGAGCTTACAATATAGGCATACCTTGCTCTGACATTATACTTTCTACGGAGGTAAGTACATGGAAGAATGTGGAATATGGAGATACCTATATAAACTATTTCGATGCTTTAACTTTCTTTGTTGATATGGAAGAAGCAGACCCGTGGGATTCCATGTGTGAAGTTGTATACATTCCGTTGGAAAGTACAATAAACTGTAACGTGTTTACTGGTAAAAACTATTTTGAAGACATTAATTCAGTAAATGGTTTCCTTCTTCACGAAATAGCAGGTACGTACGCTTGGGATAATGAAGACTTAGTACAAGAGAATGGTATATACGAATATAACAGAGTGTACTCACAAGAACAGTCTGTACAAAACGTAGTATCACAACCTATAGATGTTTCAACTGAAACTGTATTTGATTGTATGGTTAAAGTTTCTGGTGTTAAGTACAACACTGAGACAATAGATTCGTGGACTAAGTTTGCTGTTAATGATTACATTGAAGTAGATACATCACACGGTGCTATCAAAGCAATTAAAACCGTAAGTGATAAACTATTATTCTGGCAGGAGCATGCTTTCGGTATACTGTCTGTCAACGAACGTTCTATTGTACAAGACCAGAACTCTGCGTCTATTGTACTTGGTACAGGTGGTATACTTAGTCGCTACGACTACATATCAAACACTACAGGTACAGACGACAAGTTTACAGTAT